TTTACCCCGATTCAACTATACCTGGAGGTGTAGACTCCTATTCATCAGACGACCAAGCCTCTAAAACTATCTTAAAAAGCCCTATAGGTCATAAATTAGAACTTTCAGAGATAGCAGAGGATGGACCTAATAATACTAAAGTTCAAAAGGATTATGTTTTACTTACGACCAATACTAATAAAAGAGTATTGCTCGATTCCGGAATAGGTCCAGGAATGGATAAAATAGTTATTTCAGATGAAAAAGTTCCGGGAAATCATATAATTATACAGACCGGCAAAACCGATGGAACTTTAGGTCCGGAATCCATGCTAATAGAATGTACAGGAAACATGCATATAAATAGTAGGTCAGGTCAATTAGATATAAATGTAGACCCTAATAGTAAATCCAACATTAATATTATAAATGAGGGGACAGGGGATGTAACCATGCAATGTAGACAAGGTGATACTTATATAACCTCACAAGGTTTAATAAAAGTTGACTCCACTGATGTACAAGTAAATGCCAGCAATACGTTGGAGTTAAATGCAGAAACGTCAATGACGTTAAAAGCTCCTAGAATAGACTTAAACCCTCCTGAAGAATAATGGCATATATTCGCATAGATTCAGACTCTACATATCGCTCCACGCATACTAGTTATTACACAGCAGATGCTGAAATTCCTTTTTTTGGAGTTGACGATGATGGGGAAAACATCCCTAGACAAGAGAATGGTAATGTAAAATCTTTCAATATAGACATAGAAGGAGAGCAACGTATTGCAGGTTGGGGAAGCGATGTTACCTTTGTCAGGAACGATGTTGATAGCGCTTCGTTAGACATATCTGAAATCCCCTCTGATATGTCCATAGTTTTAAGCTCGTATATTAATCAGCATGGGTATAAATCTTTTAGAGTAAATGTATCAGGTAAATTTTCATTAGGTAGAAATTTAGTTATAAGATACAGAGAAGGTTTAGATGATGTAAAGACAGTTCACTCTTTAAATGATGTTCCAGAAGGAGCCAGCATTACGAGATTATCAAAACCGAGAACAAACCCTTTATACGATTTTAAGTTTAGTGCAACTGTAGGACCTGACACTATAACATTTACAGTTCCACTTTTAATTAAACCTAAGTACGACGCTCCTTTTAATGCAGGTCCTACATTGTCAGTAACTAGAAAAACAGACGAAGGAACTGGTCACGGAATCCACCCTCCTACAGATAATTCAGAAGGCTCCGAGACCGTATTTATAGACGGAAAAGGAGTCCATACCGACGGACAATCCAGAACAGCTCACCAGAAGACTGGTGACAGACCCGAGAGACATGTAGGTAAGACTAACGCCACTTCTGAAACAGTATATATAGAAGGGAAGGCAATAGCAAGAGTTTCAGACCCAGTTTCTAAAAAATCAGGAAGTGGCTCATGCTCTTCAAAAATAGCACAAGGCTCTGAGACCGTATTCTCAGGATAGAAAGATGATTGAAAAGAATTTTACAGTATCGTACGAACCTAGCGCAGTAGGAACTAGAACAATAGTTTACGCTGTAAACCCTAATGCATCATATGCAACAGTTCACGGTATACAGATAGCAAATTCTACCACTTCAGGATTTGATGTAGATTCTGCTTGGGTAGAGGATTCTAAAAAAGTAATTAATTTTGCAAGCTCTGAAACTTTGGGAGATGGCACTGTAACAAAAGCAAAATACCTTTACGCATCAGCCCTTCACGTTATAGTGGAAGATATTCATATTCCTGCAGGAGCAGCTCTAGGGATTATATCCAATCCATTATATTTACAAGCTAGAGATGCTATAGGTATTAGACCTTCCACTACTGGTTCCGATTCCGCATTTAAACCAGTAGTAACTGTAACTGAGTTTTTCTCAGAAGACGTTGACAGTACAACATCAGTTAATTTAGATGATGTTAATAACCAATTTTTACTTTTTGAATACTAATGGCATTTTCACTTCCTCCTATAAAAGACCCTGGAATAGATGTACCTTCGTTTTCTATATCTGAGCTATGTTCGTTACCTTCTACAGCACTAACATCATTAGCTAATACGATGGCATCTTATAAGTCTGAGCTGGATATTAAGAACTCTCAGTTACAAACCAGAGCCAACAAACTTTCAGGAGGAGTAACCTTACCAGACAGCGTTAAAGGTAGGAATATGGTAGACACTACTATATCTTCTGAAAGTATTGACACTTCAGTAGAATCTACTATAGCCCCTGTTACATCTACTGCAGGTATTTTTGATACTATTGAAAAATTCGGAGCTGATATTCTGAACAATCCGATAGCTGCAGGAACATCAATCCAAGATGCTATTGATATGGGTAAGAAAGTATCTGAGTTATATAAAGGAGCTCAAGATTTAATAGATTCATTCAGCTCTGAGGAGGACGAAGATGAGTAAAAATTCAGAATTAATATTATTAGAAAATGCCATGGCTCAGCTAAGAGTAGCAGCTATAGCAGTAGAGAGTAATTTAAAAAATATAGAACATGTTCTGGAGGAAAGAGCTAATGGTAATTTGGAAGAACCGGACATAAATTTAGCAGCTATTCCTGACTCAGAAGAAGACTTTACAGATTTAAAAAACCTATATGAAGAATACGTCGTAGATAATATAGTAACTCCTTTTGAGGAAAACATAGAAAGATTTAATAATCTTGCAGCTAGAACTCAAACACAATTTAAAGTAGATGAACCTATTTTTAATTTAAGTTATGGACCTCCGAAAGCCTCTACTGGAAGTTTTATATTATCAAATGATGGGTTATATTATGATTCTGTAAACGGAGGTATCCCTGAAGTTTCAGGGTATGCAGCAGCAAGCTCAACTTGGAACCTATCGCAAGCTCCCAATTTAGGTGGTAAAGGTCATCTTTATGGTACAAATCAATACGAAGAGTTTGAAAACACGGTTCTAGATTTTGATTATACTAATAATGAACCTTTAGTTAAGCAGTTTTATGATTCTGACGATATATTACAAACGTTTGAAAAGAATAAAATACAACACACTACTCTTATCCATGACCAGATAGCTTTGTTAGAAGCTTCAGGATTTGCATCTGACAGCGCCATGGTCGTAAATCATTACAGTAATATCGCAGCCATAGCCTCGAATTACGATACTAAAATTAAAAAAAGAAAAAAACATCTGCAACTAATAGCTCTGTTTGCCTCTGACACCTTCTCCTTTACTACCGCGTCCACTGACCCTTCAAACGACCCTAAAGATTTAGGAATAGGAGCTGGGGTTTTGATACAGAATGTAAGTGAAACCGATATCCCATCTTGGCAAACCGTAGAAAGAGTTCCTTTAAATGATTTCTCATTTTTGAAAGGGAAAGGTATTAATGTACCTTTAAAAGCCCAAGAAGACCTTTTATTATTTTCAGAAGATTTAGATGATATTATACTTCCTCTAACTCCTGTTTTTGTAGAAACTCCAAAAGATAAATTTTCAGTTATTGATAAGTTTAGTGTTACCCCTACTAGCCCAGAAACATTTCCTTATTTTGATGGTGAAAAAGCAGTGTCAGCCACCCCAGGATTAGTCCAGTCATTATCCGAATCGATAGTAACTGAAGGTTTATTGCTAGGGTATAACTTTATAAAACCTACAGTAGTAGATGCTTCGTCTAATGAATTTAACGTAGATAATATAACTCCAGACTCTGGAAGGTCATTAAACGGTCAATTAGTAGGACCTAGTATAGGTGAAGTGTTTCCTAGCGGTCTTTCTATACCTAAGCTCAATGGAACTTACAATGGAGGTTCCCCTTCCTACGTAAGGCTTCCTAGTAACTACAAACCTGACGGAACTGAACAAGTATTAACCACCCAAGAGTTAGATAATTTATTTTATGAAGCCAACTCTCAATATGATAAAGAAACTAAAAAAGGAGGAGGGGTAACTTTTGATTGCTGGGTACACGTCCCTGCTGCGAACCTTACCACTACTGCTGCTCATAGATACAAGATAATAGCTGCCTGTGAAAACTCAGGAGGTCAGGAATCTTTAGGAACAGGTCAAGGAAAAGTATATGGGAACAGAACTAATATATCTGATGGACGTCAAGATGATACCAAGGTTCATGGTATGATGATTGGGTTTAGAGATGCAGGAGGAGTTTATGGTACTAGCGGTTTAGAATTTTTTGTATCCCCTACCGTATCTCAAAACCAAAATGCGGGAGATTTTGGACATAGCGTATGTCTAGCTGAGAATGTATCAAGTATTGATTTAAATCCAAGTAAGGATGTTTCTGCAGTGGCGACACCCTCAATATATAACGCAAACGGTCCTGGAATAGGTTCTTTTACAGGAAGCGCGGTCTCTGTAAATGGAGTTTCGATTAATGACGTAAGCTCTTCTTTCGTCCACGTAGCAGTTGTATTTGATTTTGAGAATAATAAACTAAACACTTATTTTGATGCAGAATTGTTAAGCAGCTCCTCTTTAAGTTTTTGTTTTGATTTATCGGGAACAAGAGTTCCTAATATTCCAACTTTTACCAGAGCGGTTGCAGCTGATACTACAACAAACCCATATGCTGAAAGTTGGCAAAATTCCGACAAAACAGGTCCAGTTGTAGGAAATTTAGGTTTAGGGTATACTCCTTGGATTTTAGGGGGAGGATTTACAGACGGAATAGGTAGAGAAACAAGTAAAAGTACATATGACCCAGGATTCCTAGGGTACAACACCAACAATCTCCATGGAAACCCCACTAACAACCAACACAAAACAACCTCCAACACTGCAGGAATGGCAGGAAGCGCTTCTACTAGACCTGTTAGTGGGTTAGGTGGATTTATAGGAAGTTTTAAATTATATTCAAAAGCCCTATCTAATACAGAGGTTAGAAAAAATTACACCTTCCAAAAAGGTTTCTTTAAAAATATTAAAATATCATGATAAACGAAGACATTAATATATTAACAACATCCAAGTCTAATCGTATTCTTGGAGTTGCTTTTCCGGTGGTAGAAGGATTAGGAGGTTTTTTTACTAGGTCGGAAGGTGCTGAAACTATAATGTCTAGCTTAAAACAACTTTTACTAACTAATAAAGGTGAAAGGGTTATGAGGGCTGAGTTTGGAACTAATCTTAGAAAAGCAGTTTTTGAACCTTTTGATAATGAGCTTAAGATGAGTTTAGAAAGGGATATTACAAGAGCTATTTCAGAATATGAGCCTAGAATAGACCTTAATAATTTAATAGTATCTTGGGATGAAGCTTCACCTGGGTATAATCAAATATATGTTAGATTAACTTACAATATAAAAGGAGAGCTAACAGGTGAACAGACATTGGAGTTAATAGTATAATGGCAGACATCACAGGAATTTACAACACATCCGCGTTTGATGGAACTATTTCATCAGATTTTATAACAACTACAGAGCTTACCCCGCAAGTAAAATCAAATAGAGTTGATTACTCGCCTAATGATTTCGTTGACTATCGAGCATCACTTTTGAAATATTTACGAAGCGTATATCCAGATGATTATAACAACTTTGTTGAATCAGACCTTGGTATAATGTTAGTAGAAACGTTTTGCTATTTAGCCAGCGTTCTTTCTTTAAAGGCGGATATGTTGGCTAATGAATCATATTTAAGCACTGTTCAATCTCCTCAAAACCTTAGAAAGTTACTACAACTTATAGGAATTTCTTTAAAAGGTCCAACCAGCGCTAAAGCTAGCTGCGAGCTAAGACTTCCTGAAGCAAATAACCTTGCAGGTAGTGAAACGTACACAATACCTCAATCTAGTAGAACTTTTTCAGTAGATAGTAATAGAGATACTGGAATGGCTTCTTTTACAGTTTATGAGGTAGATGGCAATGGTAAAGTAGATACGGATGAAGCCGATTTAACTTTATCCGCTTCAGAATCTTTAAACGGTTCAGGAGTTTCTTTTTCTAAGTTAATACTTCTTGAAGGAAGATTTAGAAGCTCTACAGGAGTTTTTAATTCCACGGATACTGTACATACTATAACATTAACAGATAAATCTATAATTGAAGGAAGTATAAGTGTTACGACCGGAGCCGGGGATGTTTATAAAGAAGTAGAAAATTTATTTCTAGCAGACCCTTCTAGCTTGTTATTTAGTAAAATATATGCGGATGATTATTCTGCCACTTTAGTATTTGGAGACGATGTGCGAGGCAAATCACCAGCTTTTGGAGATACGTACACTGTACTTTACAGAGTTGGAGGGGGAACCAGAGGCAACGTCGCTCCTTCTTCTATAAATGTATCAATCCCAGGCACACACTCTGCAGATGGAGCAATAGAATGTCAGATAGCAAACTCTACAAAAGCCACAGGGGGTTCTAATGCAGAAACCGTAGAATCCGCTAAACAGTACGCTCCCTATTTCTTTAAAACTCAGTATAGAGCAGTAACTGGAGAGGATTACACTGCTTTTGCTAATAGGTTCGTAAGTACTGCAGGTTCTACAGGAAAAGCAACTGCGGTATTGCGAAATTCAGGAGCTGGAGCTAATATGATTGATTTATATTTAGTATCCTATGCTAATGAAGTTGATGGTGTAAGGAGTCAAATGGAGAGAGCGTCAATAGCATTTAAACATGAGTTATTGGAATATTTAAACCAGTACAAAATGATTACTGATGAAATAACAATAGTGGACGGACTAATTAGAACTTTAGATTTGAAAGCTACGTTATATTTAGATAAAGTGTTTAAACCTTACGAAGATAATGTTAAGAGAATAGCTTCTACTAAAGTTTTATCATTTTTTGATATTTCCGCAAGAAACTTCGGGGAAAGAATTAGAGTAGATGAGCTTAATAGACTATTATTTGAAATACCTGAAGTTAGGTTTTCTAAATTAACTAATCTAACTGATGATATAAAATTAGATATCAATGAAATCATACAATTAAACAACGTAGAGTTTACAGTAGAGTACGTATAAAATGGAAAAGAAATCTGGGATAGGAAGCGTAGGTAAACGTAGAAATAGAAAGTACTATAAGCATAATTACATAGACGTAATTAAGACCATGGTACCTAGTCTGTATGAGGATACAGATTATTCTATTTACGGTTCTGAAGAGGATATCTTATACACTGTTCTAGGTAAAGTAATGAAAACAGCTGAGGATATTAAAGTAATATCTAACGTTAGTGGTTATGACGTATCAGCTTTGAGAAGATTATTTATTAGTAGAAATAATTTAACTAATATAAAACCTTTTACATTTGAGCAAAAAATATTAAAACCGTTACAAACTTCTTTTGATGCGTTCCCTAATCGCACAGCATTTAAAAGTTATGTCTCTTCCACGTTACTACATAAAATTCCTTTAAATAAACCAACGACAGAGTTTCAAGAGGGAGTAGAAACTTATGTAGATTCTACTATAGACAGCCTTCCAAAGGTACATAATTACCTATTTCAAAATTTATCCTGGTTATACGTTTTAAATTCCAAAGGTCCTACAAATGGATTTGACCCTTCAGCTGCGGTTGTATCTGGAATGATGCAAATTTATGACAACCACACTTTCACGGAAGGTGATGGTGTAAAACTACTATTTGAATATTTATGGAGAAATAGAGACGTAACCGGAGCCGTCGGAGCCTCAGCCACGGAATATTTACCTCCGTTATTAGGAAAGTCCAACACGGAAGTTACCGGATTAACGTTCGCATCCGGAAACCAACAACTTGATAACTTAAAAACATTAGTAGATGTATGGTATGAGCAAGCTGACGAAACTTCCACAACATTAGATGACTACCTAGATTTATATTTAACCAATGGAAGTTTTGAGGCTAGACAGGTAGCAGGTGGAGCTTTTGAAAAATTCCTACAAGCTGTTAGCTTTGGGTTTTACGATGTCAACCTAGTAATAGAAGAACTAGGGGACTTATTAGATATAGAAAGATGCCCTCCTCAATTCTTACATTACTTAGCTTCTCTTATAGGATGGCAATTAATGACTGGAGATGCTGATAGGTGGAGAGCTCAATTAAGAAAAGCTGTTTATTTATATAAAAGCAAAGGTACTAAAAGAGCTTTAGAAGATGCTATAGATTTAGTTTTTCCTGGCAAAAAAGTAGACGCAGCGAAAAATCTTAACGAAACTTGGGAGTGCTTTCTTCCTAGAATGATTTATTACCTTATAGCTACTGAATCAGCTGTTCTTAATGACCCTGCATATAATGCTAATACTATCCCTGGAATACCTTCACACCACTTCTCTGTGGATACTCCAGACCTAAATTACAGGTTCGCTACTGATTATGTTATTAAAGCGATACATGAAAATACACCTCCCACTCCCTCCAAACCTGAAGGAGGAGCTATTTATTTTGGCGAAGATAAATTTGATTTAGCAACCTGGGAAGAAGGAAATCCAGATTTTAAAGGGTTCCAGCATAGAGGTGTTGATGATGTCCCTGTTCCTCCATGGGAGAATGATAGGTTTTATGATAATAGTTATATTACCTCAGCTCAGTTCGAAATATTAGAAGATATTTTAAAAGGTAAACGAGATGCAAAAACAGGATACGCTTCACTAGGAGGAGGGTTAGAAATACCTGCATCTTACGTAGATTCTTTATTAGATGTTCTGAAAAAATCAAACTATAACACAGGAAGTGTTTACAATCTTTCATGGAATGATAAATTTAAATTTTATACAAGTTCCATGGAGGTTCCTCCTAACCTATCTTCCGTGATAGCGTCTGGAGATGGTTCTAAATTAAATTTAATTGATTATTGGAGTTCTAAAAGTTCTCTAGTCTATTCTAATATCGAATTAAGTGCGTTATCTCATAGTATAGGAGAGGCTAGTGGAGTAGCCATGGATGTTCCTACGATAATGCATAATGTAAATTCTATATTTAAAGAATTTGCTCCCTTCCACGTTGTATTTAAATTGTTCGCTACGGAGTCTTTGACAGATACTTACAATCAAACAGCAGACATATTTGCGGAAGATGGTTTCTGTGTCAGGATATTTAAAAACGATTTAAATCTTTCGGCAAACGGTGATACAGACCAATATATATTTAACAATTTAGTAACCACCACACTTACAGTATCCTCTGTCGCAGGAGCTCCCGTAAAAGTAGTTCACGCTGATAAACCTAGAGGAACTGGAAGACGTAGGAATTTAAAGTATAATAATGCTCCTCATTATTTTTCTAGAAATGGCACGTCTATGCCTGTCCCTCATGCGTTTAATTCTAGTCGTAAAGCTGAACATTCTAGCGTATCTTCTTTACTTGTCAATTCAAGAAATTTTATACCGTTAGGTTTTAATTTTTCTTCAGGAGACTTTTACTCTACTTCAGGAGACTTTAGCGCAGTTTACGCCGCTTCAAACGATTTATCAATGTCGGCAATGCCTTTGGAACATGAGGAGAGTAGATTTTACATTCCCGCAGGTAATAGAGATGGTATAATGCATTCAGAAGAAACCTTCTTTGAGATACCTGTATCATCCACCTTCCCTTGTAGAGCACCTTTTGTTAATCCTACATGTGATGTTGCCGTACAAAGACAACAAATCCCTGCATTTAAACAAGTTATCATTAAACATTTAATTAAGAGAGGTGATACTGAGTCTTTTGATGATGAAGCTTTAGATAACTTCTCGTTTGGAAGTGATGTTCATGGAGCTTACTTTGATTATATTAGATACTTTAATAAAAATTTCAAACTTTTTGAGATTAAAGAATTCATAAATAATCAATTCCATAGAACACGAAATTCTGGAGGAAGATATATAGGAGCCCATATTTATGGACCTATCCTAGCTAACAACCAACTTACGTACAGTGGAAGGCTAAACTTAGATGATATAAGCACTCAGTCTGCATACGTAAACAATACTACCGACACTATCGCCTTTTACCCTCATTGGAAATTTATATTTAACAATCCTAGTATGAACGGTAAAACGTATACGTCTGTAAGTGGTATAACTTACAACCTAAGCTCTTCCGTATTTGACACTACTAATGATATCCCTACAGAATCCCACTCAGATGATACTAAATATCTTCACACTTCTGGACAATTGTTTAGAGTTTGCAAGACAGCTTTAGAGCATGTGGATTTAGTAGGAAAGGCAGCGGGAGGAACCGAATCTTTTGCAGTCGTAAATGAAGTTAGTAGCGTTTTTGCAGCTGCTAGCGGAAGTGTTCCAGAGTTAGGAGGTAGAGGAAGTGTATCATTATTTAATCAAGAACCTTTTAACAATTCGTTTGACGATTGCGCATCTCTAAGATTTTCTTTAGATGGTAATAAGAATTTTATTAAGAACGGTAATTTTAAATATTTACCATCAACTAGTGGCAATGAAATCGGAACAGATTACACCTCATCTTTAGCAGGATGGGAACTAATCCACCACGATGACACTCCTACTGCATATAGTGGAGGAACGAACGTTGGAGACGTAGTAGTATCATCTATATCGGGAGCAGGTGATAGAGTTGTAAGATATGTAAGAGCTACCGCCTCAGGTCCAGGAGCTGAGTTCTCTTCTGACTCCTGTATTCTTAGAACGTCTAATAAAGGTGTAAGGGCTATAAAAGGTTTAATACCTGGAAAATCATACACCCTTTCAGTCTCTTATGAAAACTTAGATTCTGCTTGTAGTGGTATAAGATATAATCTTAGAAACTTAAGCGCAAAGGAAAGAGGTCAAATTTCAGACTGGAACGGCTCCGCTTGGATTACGGCAGCCTCAGCTTCGGTACCAGTGTTACCAGCATCAACTTCCATGATTACATCTAAAGTAGATGTGTCGGTAAGCAGCGGTTTCTTAGTCTCGGATGAATATAGATTGGATTTATATTTCCAAGGTAATGTATCATCAACACCTGGGATTTACGCAAGTTCACTTTCTATAACTCATGTAAGCGCAGTTAACCTAGTAGAAGCTAATAGCTCTCGTCCTAATAATTTACTACCTGATAGGTCTTATGAAATGACTATTAGAGCCAAGTCAAAGTATGCTAGCGACTCTTTAGCTGTTAAATTTTATACAGACCCTATACCTGAGTTAGATTTTACAGACTACGCCGATAGAGATTTAAATCAATTCTCTTTTAATATTAATAGAGGGATATGGGAAAACTTAAATAAATCTAATAATTCTTGGAATATAATTCCTATGACCAACTTTAATATCGAGTATGATTCATCAGGAGAACCTACTGGATGGAGAACACTTACTTTAACTTTGAACACTAAAAATAATGCTACTAGGTATAACAAACAAGATACAACTTTTGTTAGGCATGGACACCTACCGCATCATGAAAATACAGCATACTTCTTAGAGTTTATAAAAGCAAACTCTTCTACTCAGAAAGATAGTTTTATAACTATTGATTCTGTTTCCCTAAAAGATGTCACTTATGCTGGAATCGCTGCAGAGTACGAACTTGCAGATTTAAATACTATATTTGCTCATTTTGATTTAATGGCAAATGGAAAACAATCAAGAGACTCAGATAACTCCTATCTAATTTACGGAACAAATGGAGGAGCTAGGGGAACTTATATAGAAGCTGTAGGAGGCTCCAACTTAGGAGTTACAGACCCAGCACCTCACCCATATGGTCAAGGACTATTATACGATTTATCAGACGACTAATGAAAGGACATATTGAAATTTATCATAGAGGACCTTCAAAGAACGAATTAATCTTTGAAGAGCATAATATGATTGTAGATGGAGCTGGAGAACATGTGGTTGATATTTTAAGTTTAAATAATGAACCTTCATCTTTAAATCAACAAAAATGTTTTTCAACAGCAGCCTCAGCTTTTGGAGTGAAAGCAATGACTTTAGGTTCTGCTAAAGAAAATTTTAGATATAGAACTTCTAGACATTTAACAGCTGCTCTTGCTGCTGGAACTACAGTAGGACGATTTTATAATTTAGAACCTAGGATAAAAAATTATACTTTTTCTGGAACTGGACCTAATTTTCTCCAAGCTCCTGGAGTTTCAGCTTTAGATAATAATTATTTTTTAAGCGGTTCTAGCTATTTAACAAATACAAACTATGAGGATTATGTAAGCCCTCCAGTAGGAGCAGCCAATTCACAAGAAGCTAAGCAAGTCCAACTTGCAGATTTTGAAGGGTGGACAGTGTACAGTCCTGTTAATGATTCCACAACTCCAGCAAATAATATAGACTTCGCCTCTACTAGTGATGGAAGTGGAAGTGTTAGATATGCCACCTCATCTCTATCTTTAGGGTTAGACCAAAAATCTACAACTTACATAGATTTAAGAGCATCGTCTATAGATTTAACAGAGCAACCTAAAGCCGTTGCATATGTAGAACAAACCTTTAAAATACCTGCAAGTGCAACCCATATAGTTAATGGAGATTTTGTCGATAGAAAAGATATTTATCCAGATGGATACAACCTCTCTTTCTGGTGTAAATCAGAACATGCTAGTGCTCAAGACTTGCAAGTCGAATTAAGAAGCTCTACAGGTAGAACCTACGCTTTTAGTGGAAACAATGGAGACCATTCTAGATGGTTATTCAATCCTACAGAAGCCTTACCCTTGAAAGTACCTAAATCTGCTGATTGGAAATTTGTAAGTATACCTGTTAATTTTTATGACCAGTTAGATGAATTACAATCAGATATTACCGTTAGATTTTTAGGTAATGGTACAGGCTCTAACTTTCAAAGTTGGCATATTGCAAGCCCTTCGTTCGGAAGAATACCAGGAATAGAAGCTCAGTACACCTCTGCTAGTTCTTATATACATCGATTGTCTACAAGTGCTTTAACCTGTAGATTACAAAACCATGGCAGTGCAGATAACTTTCCTCAATTCGTTCAAAAAGTTAGTGGGTTAGAACAAGGAAAATCTTATTCCTTTGTTGTTCGTTATAAAAATCACTCTAGTACTGTAGCTCCTAAAATAGAACTTTTACAAAATAACGGAATTGCAGACGATTTAGACGAGTATGATTATTATAACTTCGATACTTGTAAATGGGAGCAAGCAGCTATAGGTTATCCGTCTACAGAACAACCATACACCTTACCGTTGTCCACTTCGGAAACTACAGAAACTGTAGGTCCTATTAATGGAGTCAGCGCTAATGATGTTTATATTCGTTGGATACATCCTGAAAAAAATAGACTAGATGTTACTAATATTGTAGGTTTAGATATCTATGAGGTAAAATTTGTAGATAATGCGCACATACTTTACCAAGGTGATTATAATGAAACTAACTTTACCGAGGACTTAGAAGATAATACTATTTTTGTAAAATCTCCTATTATTAAAAATTCTACACGAAATTTATATTATGCATCAAAAGGAGCAGTTAATGTACAAAGCAGTGTATCTGGTTCAGAGTACTATGCTATGTTTGATTTTAAAGAAGACACTTCAGGAGGTAGGTATGATATAACTCACACTATGACTCAGGAAGAATTAGCTCCTCTTTCAGGAGACTACTTACACTACGCATTTAAATACCAAAACACATCTGGAGTGAACGGTATTGAATTAGAAGTTAAAGTACATGATAAAGGTCGAACCTTTACCTTTAGTAATGACGCAAGTAGCTGGATTAATACTACTGACTACCTAGGTGCCTGGACCAATCCTGCTGATTCTCCCGGAACTGCAATGGAGCAACATATAGGAGCTATTAGACTTTCAGAATATTTTTCTCCAGGAATACCAATAGGCAGACATTTTTCAAATGATGCTATTTATGAGTTTAAGATTACACCTTATACCAGTAAGGATACTTCGGGGAATTACACTTTAGAAGCTGACTCATCTATTCATTTATCAGACATTAGATTTTACAGAGCTAATACAGACTCTTCAGTTAGCTCCTTCACACCTGAATCACCGACTCCAATGGATACTTTAGCTCAGACGAGCTCGGTAGGTCCTGGAAAACAAGGACATTTTTTAAATTATATAAGTTTTTCTGGAGCAGATGAATATACACATATGGATTTTGAGGATATAATCCAGCACGGATGTTACATACCTTCAGGTGGCATATACATTCCAGCAACTTCTTTCGGATATACTAATGATGGTTCTAGGGTTAATGATATGTCTGGAGCTATAGTAGGAAAACTTAATGACACTAGTTCTGTAAATAGCGACGGTTATATATTAGAAAGTAGAGTAGCTAGAGACGACCAAGTGGAAGGAGATGCTAGTGCAGGATTCGTTGTGTCCGCTATAGGTACATTAAGCTCTACTAGAGAAGTGAAATACATTCTAACAATAAAATACGAAGATTGGAAATTTTTAGACTATTACTATGGAGGGATAGGCTCTATAGGACTTTGGACTCTAGATAGGGAAAAAACTTTAGACAAATATGCAGATGAAACAGAGACAGCATCTATTGACCTATATAATCTAGACCCGGAGCGTAATCCGATATTTAAGCTTTTTGCGAAGAAAGTATTCTTTCCAGGAGGTTTAAGATTGAATGAAGCATCGTCTCAAGACGATTATATAACTATACACTGGGGAATAACATTCTAATGGCAGCGAAATCATTACTCGAACAATTAAATCCTAAAGGGCATTTAGAGATTATAAAGCAGTATAAGGACGGTAGTACAGAGACCGTTCTATCTGACCACAATATCATTACAGTCGGAATGGGTCAAACATTGGCTCAACTATTTTCTCAAAGTAACTTTTCTACCTCTATAGAAGATTTTTCTATAGCATACTTTCAAGTAGGAACAGGAACAGCAACCATGGCTTCCAGCCTTACAGGATTAACTACACCTTTCACAGCAGGTAAATACGGAGACACGGAATTAGATTTAGTAAGTCACAAAAGAGCTGGAAGTGCAAGTAATTTTGTATTTGCCAACATCAACAGACAGTCTGTTGTAGGAACCCAAGATAAAGTAACTTTTAATTTAACATTAGATGAGAATACAGGAAATGGAGAGGATATTACAGAGATAGGTATTTTTAGTAAAAACCCTTTTAAAGAATCCGGAGGTAATGTATCTTACATGGTAGCCTATCGTTCTTTTTCTGCACTATCAAAAGGCTCAGGATTTGCCTTAATATTTAGATGGACTATACAATTTTAAATCATGCTTTCAGACATCACAGGTGGTAATTATGTGCTAGACTCTAGGAGCCTAGCCGACGTTAGAAAATATACAGCTAGCTCTTTTTATAATTGGGAGCAGGATAATATTCCTATTGAAGATTTAGAAAGTAGAACAAATGCTCTAGCTGCTAATACAGGTCAACTATCAACTTCTATAGAAGGAGTTACGATGGTTTTATCAAGTACTGCGGACAACACATTGTCTGTGTATGATAGTATTACTGATATTTTAGATAGAATTCCTAAAGTAATCACCTTTCCTATTTTAGTAGAGTTGTGTGATTATGGTGATTTAGGAGAGTTAAAGTTAGAAGGTATTACTATAGAGGATGGAGGAGCTTTACAATTTATAAATAGAAATTTTGCTGCGTCCATAGATGGTAATAATGCAAACACTAATAAAGTAAGAGCATATAAAGGATACTCTTTAGATGATGCTGTACCTTGGAAGGATGAGGCATACCCTATTGAAATTAGCTCTCAAGATACTTGGAATAAAATTTCAGCTGCTGCGTCTACTCGTATAGGTGCTAGCTGTTTTGTAAGTGGAACTAATGGATGGAATCAAAATTTAAAAGTTTTTGGAACAGTTAAAAGCGATACTGAACAACCACTAGCCGAACCTTTTTTCTGGACATCTAGTACTCAACCATTTATCGATTATAGTTCTGAGCAAGCCGGAACACATCAGTACACTTTCAGCGGTACTGCATATGATTATCTTAGAGATGCTTCTGTAAGTTCTTCAGACGCAAACCCTAAAGAGTTTGCTACAGCGGGACAAAGATATTTTAGATATAGTGACTATGTTCCATCTGGAACAGTATCAGGAACTATAGTTTCCCCTGTATATTCTTATGGAAGCCACTTTACTAATGTTAAAATAGAGGATTGTAGAGGTTCTCGTATTCAGTTAAAGGGAATTTGTGTAGATGGCGTAAGCGCTTTATCTGTAGTTGATGATGGATATGGAACTCATCACGCATCTGCTATAGGGTTTGATATTCAAAACTCCGATGTTATATTAACTTCTTGTGCTTCTTTTAGAAATAGAGTAGCAGGATTTAATGTTTATAATTCCAATGTTACTATTGAAGGCGGTATTGTAGGGTATAGAAATTACCCTCTAAACGGCAACAAAATAGCTACTAGTAACCCTGAATCATCAAGAGCCGATGATGGTTTCTCTGATTTAGATTTATGGGACATTGATACAAGCGGTAACGGGTTTGTTGCTAAGAACTCTACGGTAACTTTTGATTCTTCAAGAACAGCCAACAACGCATCTGGAACTTCCAATTTAGGAAAGCATGGCTACATGATGATGTCTAATGGAGGAAACGGATGGCTATTTGAAGATTGTAAAATTTACGGTGGTGTAGGTGGTCATGATGGAGCTCAAGAACAAGGAGCAGGACCAGCAGATTACCAAACAACTCAGATTAATGGCTCATTTAATAAAATTAACGGAGTCGTGTTTGAGGATTGCAATGTTAAGTACCAAGGTATTATAAGGGCTCAAGGAAATGAAAAAGATGGTATAAAAGGAACTAAATCAGCTATTGGTGCAATGGGTGTTGTATCTGAGTTAAACCAAGAAACAGGACTTCACCTAGACTCTAGTAAATTCGTTTACAATATCGGAGCACAACAATATACTACAGGTTACGCTCAAGGAGATGCTAGCTCTTGGAAAAACAGAGCTGGTCATTCTGAAGTAACACCTGCTATCTGTGCAACAGATAATGGTCAGTACAATATTAGAGTTAATAATAACTCCTCTTTCTCTGATTCTAGAATGGCAAATTCTGGAGAGTTTGCAGGATTGGTTGGAGGTAGAGCAATCTCTCATCTAGTTAGAGGTATGCAAGCTGCTAATGGTAGGATACTAGACAGTGGCTCCGTAAGTGAATACGAAAAAGGAAACCTTCCTCTAATATCTGTAAATAATAATTCTTACGCTAGGATTTTAGGTTTAGGAGCTATAGGAGATATTGTAAAAAATAATAACCCAGCGGTTTATACTGCTAGCTCATTAAAAGGAGCTATTAAAGGTAGAGCAGTTCAAGCTACTAATAACTCTAATGTAGATTTATATGGAACTTCTGCTCATGGAACCTCTATTACAGTGGGAACATTCTCTGATTCAGTAGATGACCTAAAACTTGAATGGACAAAAAGCGCTTTATACGCAGGTAGTAATTCTAAGATAAGAATTGCAGGTCCTACAAAAATTACATCTCACGGCGTAGCAGCGTTAGCAGAACACTACTCAAAGATTGAGATAGGACCAGCTACTGATAGTGACGGAGCGTATGACCCTTCTTTAATTACCGATGAGAATAACGACGAGATAAATGGTCATACTAGAGTAGAGCTTCACGCATCTAGAGCTTGTTTAGTTGCTAATGATAAATCAACTTTAGAAATGATTAAATGTGGAGTACCTGCTTCAGGAATAGCACATCCAAATAGGTCCGGGACAGGAGCGGATACAAGTAGTATTAATGTAGCTGAGCTAAATTTAAATAAAGATTGGGCTCACTTAGGTTCTTTCATTCAATTCTACCCTCAAGGATTTACCGCAGAAGCTGCTAATAATGCAGGTGGTAAAAGCGGTGATATAGATTACAGGGCTATGCATACAGTCCCTGGAGCCTACAATAGAACCACTGCAGGTCTAGACGCATCATCAGACCCTGATGTAAATGAACAAGTTAATAAATCTTCAGGAGGGATGTGCGTTAGAGCAGTTGGAGGCAGTAATGTTATCGTAGACCAAGTAAATTTCCAAGTTAAGTCTACAGAATTTGATTTATCTGGAGCTTATTACAATATAGATGGTTCCGGATTAGAGCATAGTCATGGTTATGCAGGTTCAGCAGGAGGAGTAGCAGACCCTGCCACATTCTTAGGCTCAACTTCCGCTCACTATGGAGGTTCTAGAATTTTGATGTGGAACATAGCTGATAACTCTAGAATTGTAGCATCTAACTTAAGAGTTAATGGAGGTGCGCCTAAAGACTGTGGATATCACGGACCTGCTGGTAGATATGGAGTAGCCAACGGACACACTGCCAACGCAGGACCTTTAGATTATTACGGTAAAGGAGGTCATTACGTTTACGTTATAAACAATAAATCATTTAGTGGAGGCACTAACACCTTCTATAACCACGGTCCTTTCCGTTTAATGACTGGAGTTGGTGCAGACCTTATGAGTTATTACGAATTTATGAGGAGTGGAGAAGGAGACCCGGCGGCTACCTATTCAAACCAAGCAAGCGGTACCTTTACTCAAGGTAAACAAGCTCATAAAACTATGGGAGGTTCGCCTATTGCTCAACTTAACGCACAAGGATATGCAGGGGCTGGTGTAGGAGCTAGTTCCATAGATTATTCCGACTATAGACTTCATAGTTTAATCGAACAACAATTTAACGGAGGAGCGTTGGGAGATATAGCTGACTTGCATTACCCGGATATATCTATTACTCACCAAGGACAACCAATCTTCGGAGGTTATGCAGATGCAGACGCTGAAGCAGATATGAATACATTCCTTAATACTGTATTCCCGGTACAGATGTTAGAGCAGGCTCAACATGGTCAACATGATGGGGATTCAAATATGAGACCTCAATTCCCATTCCCTCCAATACATATGGAATGGCAAGGATACTTGCGTAATTTCCTTGACGAAACTGCAGCAGATACCTTCGCAAACTCAAAACATTCAGCCAGCAAGATGGTAAAACAATGTTCAATCTTTAGGTCTACGACCGACCCTACTGCAGGAGGTGAAGGTAGAGATGGAACAGAAGGATACACATTTGGACACGGAGTACGCTCCTTGAATCTATTCGACCTTAATAAATTAGTATAATGGTAACAGTAAACGAAAATATCAGATTTTATAAACCAAACGACCCGTACTTTTACGAGGTTGATAATCTTCCTTTAATAGACTTAGTTAAAAATGATAAGTTACTGGCAGATGCTATTAATGATATTTTACAAGGAGATACTGTTTTTGCTACTGAGGACTTTGTTCAAAATGCAATTGACCCTTTAAAAACTAGAGTAGATTTAAAAGGAACAGGGTTTACAAATATCGTTGACTGGGTATTAGACCAACCTTTTGGAGCTTCTACACTTGCAGATTTAAATGATGTAGATTTACAAGTTCCTCCTTTAGATGGTCAAGTGTTAAGATATAATTCTGAATTTGCAGAGTGGAGAGCTCAGGGAGGATTCTCCAATGAAGTTGTTTATTTTGATAGACCACAGGTCGCACTTGGATTTAGATATAAAGGTCAAACTTTTGCTGGTGTACCTGCTAAAGATAACCCGTCAACAACTCCATTTTATGTAGGGGGAATTCGTATGCTTACTATGATGACATCAAATCCAGCCCCTGACACTGAAGCAGACACAGAC